ATGAGAAGTATCTGCGGAACGAGCTGTAATTTGGAGGATTAACAACAATATGAATATAGTATCTTTTTTCGCAGGAGCAGGTGGACTTGACCTTGGTTTCCAAAAAGCAGGTTTTAATGTGATTTGGGCAAACGAATACGACAAGGAGATTTGGGAAACATACGAGAAAAATCACCCTCACACAATTCTTGATAGAAGAAGTATTGTTGATATTCCAGCAGATGAAGTGCCTGAATGTGATGGAATAATTGGTGGTCCACCTTGTCAAAGTTGGAGCGAAGCTGGAGCAATGAAAGGGATAGAAGACAAAAGGGGACAATTATTTTTTGATTTTATTAGAATCTTGGAAGCCAAACAACCAAAATTTTTCCTTGCTGAAAATGTAAGTGGAATGCTTTTAGGCAGACATTCAGAAGCATTACAAAACATTAAAGAAATGTTCAGAAATGCAGGTGTAGGTTATGAACTTTCATTTGAAATGGTAAATGCTTGCGACTATAATGTTCCACAAGACAGAAAACGAGTAATTTTTGTAGGCATTCGTAAAGATTTAGGGTTTAAGTATCAATTTCAAAAACCCAACTTTCCAAAATTAACGCTTCAAGAAACAATTTACGATTTAAAAGACAATGTTTTACCAGCATTGCCTTACAACAAAACCAATGGTGATAAATGTGCTTTGCCAAATCACGAATATATGATTGGTGATTTTTCAACAATTTTTATGTCAAGAAACAGAGTAAGAAGTTGGGACGAACAATCGTTTACAATTCAAGCAGGTGGCAGACACGCACCTATTCACCCACAAGCACCTAAAATGAAATTCATTGAGCAAAATGTTAGAATTTTTGTTCCAGGAAAAGAACATTTATACAGACGATTGAGTGTAAGAGAGTGTGCAAGAATTCAAACATTTCCAGATAATTTTATTTTCCATTATACAAGTGTTCCAGCAGGTTACAAAATGATTGGAAATGCTGTTCCTGTAAATCTTGCAAAATTCCTTGCTGAGACAATCCAGCAACAATTGAATGAAAACGCATTGACAAAAGAATTAAAAATTGAAAAAAGAGAAGCCGTAGCAGTATGACAAATATTTTAGAAGCAATTGTAAATATTGCGAATAACCCAACCGTTCCGAAAGATATATATGAGAAGTATCTGCGGAACGAGCTATAATTTGGAGGATTAAAAATGGCTGATATTCCTAAGACTCAGTTTTTAACAAACGACAATCTCACAAGAAAGAAATGGGCGCGAGATTTGTTCAGTATTATTCTGCCCGCGGTAGAGATTAATTCCCTTGTAGGTAAAGATAGCAATTCTATTGTACAACTGCGTACTGACCTGTCGAAGGGTGAAGGTGACTTAATTCGCTTTGGTATTCGTCTGCCTCTGGTTGGAGAAGGCGTTGTCGGCAACGACACCGTTGAAGGAAACGAAGAGAAACTTCGCTTCAAAGATTTCAGTGTTACGATTGAAGAACTCAATCATGCAGTAGACACTGGTGGACGTATGGAAGAACAGCGTGTTCCATTCGATCTGATGCAGGAAGGCAAGAATGGTCTGCAAGATTGGTGGGTATCTAAGCTCAATACTTATCTGTTTGCCGTTCTCTGCGGTGATACTTCGTATCAGATTGTTGCTGGTAAGACGTTCGGCACTGCTATTACAGCACCGGATACAGGTCATTTGATTCTTGCTAATGACGTTGCTGAAGCATCTATGACATCTGCTGATGTTATGGATTTGACAATGCTTGACAGAATGAAACAGCGTGCAGAGATTCCGTCTGCTGGTTGTGTTAAACTCCGCCCGCTCAAACTGACTGGTAAGAATTACTACAGAGTAATTCTGCATACCTATGTTTTCGACCAGCTTCGTCAGAATACGAACATTGGTCAGTGGGGTGATTTGCAGCGTGCAGCCAATAAACTGGCAGTACCCAATACCGAGATAGAGTACAACGGTATGCTGATTTCCAAGAGCGAAAATATTCGCAAAGCTCCTGGAACAACCAACGTTTACCGCAATCTGTTACTTGGTGCGCAGGCTGCTGTGTGGGCTTGGGGTGGTGCTGGTGAAAGTAAGTCTACAACGATGGCTTTCGTTCCGTACACTAAAGACGCCGAACGCTTCGTCAACATCAGAGGCGGTGGAATTTTTGGTGCTGCCAAACCGAGATTTGATTTTGGCAGTGGTACGACAGACTACGGTGTTATCGTAGGTAGCTCTTGGGGCGCAGCAATTTAATTAAAGGAGGATTTACCAAATGGCTAATACTGATGCTTACACAAATAAAGCCTCTGATGCGCACCGCATGGAAGTCAGCAAGTTAATGTTGGCTCCTGCAGATGGAACTTACAATCTGATTAAAGTACCCAAGCACGCTCTGGTTACAGACGTATGGGTACAGATTGTAACTGCGTTTACTGTCGATGCCAGCATCGAGATTGGTTGGCTTGGTAACGGCGAAGTTGCTGTTGACCACGGCTTTATGACCAACACGATTGCTGACCCGACAGTGGTGGGTTTGAAGAGAGCGTTTAACGAGGCTGTATCAACTTTCCCTGGAAAGTATTTCTGCACAGCCGCTGGTGCGGTAACTGCAACTGTTGCTGATAATGCTGGTGCGGTTGGAGATTTCCGTGTGTTTGTTAACTTTGTTGTTATTCATCCATAAAGGAGGATTTAAATAATGGCTACTGTTCCAATTATCAATGACGTAAGAAGGACTGACCAGCGAGCTTCGGTACTGGAAAATCCTTACTGGATTACATCTGGCGCGATTGACGCTTCGGCAACTGCAGCAATCGACGACAAGTATGTAGTAGTTTTCTCGTTTCCTACAGCCGGTGAAATTATCATTGTGCAGGAAGTTCTGATTGAAGTTACCACAGCATTTACTGCTGGTTCAACCTGTACGATTGGTTACGCAACACTGGCAACTGATGCAGTTACAACTGGCGGTGTTGCAACGACTGTTGACGATGATGACTATTGCTTGGCAGCAGATATTACGTTGACCTCGACTGGAACCTATGGACCGACTACTGCAAACACAAGCGACTGGTTAACGGCGTGTGCAGCAAATACGTTTGCAGCTCCTCGTGTTATTACTGGTGCTGCTACCGCAGTGCCTGCAGTTATTCTGGTTGGTGCAAATGCTAGTTCAATTACGGCTGGTGTATGCCGAGTGCATATGTTAATTACTAAGAAACCCTAATCGATGTAAATTTTTTACACGGATTGAAGGAGTGTCAGATGACATACAAGGAAATGCAGAATGAAGTACTAAGTCTCTTAATGGATCAAAGTCCATTAATACTTGCTGGTGTTCCTAACTACATAAATACAGCCATTCAGCAGATTGCTGAAGACGTGAGATTTCCTGAGTTGCGACAAGTCAGTAGCGTAACAACGAGTACGACAACTTACTACGTTAATATGCCAACTGGTTTTTCAAGCAGACTTACGTATGCTGGAGATAGTGATGGTCAGTATACTATACTTAATACTCTGGAAGAACTCATCGAGTTATATCCTGCATTGGATGAAACGGGAGATATACAATATGTCCACTGTAGTGGAAACATACTATATTACCAGCCGATTCCTACTGTTGCAGCGACTGTAACTTGCATTGGATACCATATTCCTGTATTACTTGTATCTGATTCTGATACTCCTTCTTTTATTCCAGAATTTTTGCAGCGAGAAACTATTGTAAATAGAGCCGCAGCTATTGGCTATAGCTTTGTTGAGGATGGAACTGAAGGTAACAAAGTAAATACTTCTTTGTTTACACAGTTATATTTAAATGGGCTTAATAAGTTGCGAGAATATGCTAGCCGAAGAAGGTCTGTTGTAAGCAGGTCAATATGGAGTGTTTAGATGGCTAAGTACATAAGGTTGTTTCAAGACTGTCTTGGGCTGAATAATGCAGTAAGTCCTACGAAAGGAAAATTTAATACTGACACAGGAGCAGGAGAATTATCTGTTGCTGTCAATGTTAATATTCTTGACGATGGAACTGTTGAACGAAGAAACGGTATAACTGCTACTGCTGAAACTGATAATGTAGAGTCTATTTGGACAGGTAGTAATGGAACTTTCATTGTTAAGAATAATTGTATTTGTAAACTTAACAATGACTTTACATCTACGCCTATTGTCGCAGTAACAAGTCATGAAGTATCTTACTGTGACGTGCAGGATGCTACGTATTTCTGTAATGGAACCGAGAAGGGAATCATCAAAGGAACAACAGTAATTCCTTGGACGTTTGATATGGCTACGCAGTATGCAGGTCCGTCTACTGTAAAAACATTTTCTAGTCCTCCAGTGGCAAAGCATATAGATCTATATAACGGAAGAATGTATTTAGCTGTTGATAGTTTACTATTCTTTTCAGAGCCATTTGGTTATAGTATGTATGACTATGCTCGCGGTTATTTCTGGTTTGAGAATACTATTACTGGAGTTAAATCTATTACAGATGGCATTTATGTCTACACAACAAATGCTGTTTATTTCTTAAATGGTGCTAATCCTGAGGAAATGCAGCTAATAAAGGTATCAGATTATCCGTTACTTCCTGGTACTTTAGTAAGGGTAACAAGTGATGAGATTAATGTCCAGATAAGCACATACTCTGAACTTCATAATAACGTAGTTATCTGGACAGCTCAAAATGGAATTTATATAGCTTCTAATAATGGTTATATAAAGAACATTACTGCAGGAAGATTGTGGTTGCCTCCTGTTACATCAGGATGTGCAGTGTACTACAACAGAAGATATATTGTATTTCTAAATAAATAGGGAGGAACTAATATGGCTTTAAAATTTTCTACTTGCTTAAGAAATAAAATTCTTGGTGCGGTGCCAGAACGTGGAATAAATCTTATTACTGGTACAGGAATAGCAGCAGTAGATGGCGGTGCAGGTGCTGATTCTTTTACAGACTCAGGAAATGGATTTGTATCTGCTGGATTTTCTGTTGGTGATTCAGTACTAGTTTATGGTTTTACTGGAGCAATGGCTGCTATTCACGGACCGTTTACTTTAACATCTGTAGCAGCAGGAACAATGGAAGTAGCAACTGGTAGTCTTGCTGATGATACTGCTGGTGAATCAGTTACTATCGTTGGTCTTGTTGGTGGTTCTCTTAGAGATATATTTAAAGATGGTGTTTTAAAAATCTACAACGGAACTCAACCTACAAGTCCTGATAATTCTATAGGCGGAGCAACTGCCTTAGTAACTATTACAGTAAGTAATGGTGCATTTGTTCCCGGTGCTGTAGCGAATGGTCTCGAATTTGGAATACCAGCACTTGGAGTAATTTCAAAAAATACTGAAGTGTGGAGCGGAGTAGTTGCAGCAAGTGGTACTGCTTCTTGGTACAGGTTTTATGCTAACGCTGCTGATGCTGGTGGAGCAGATACTACATACATATATCCAAGAATTGATGGAGCAGTAGGAACAAGTGGTAGAGAACTTAATATGACATCTGTGTATTTAACTGCTGGTGCGTCGTGTACTGTAGATTCTTTCTCGATTACTTTACCTGAGTCTTAAGGAGAATAACAATGAAAAGTAAATTACCTGTAAAATTTAATGTTGATGCTGATGTGCTGAAAGGCGGAAAGACTGGTGCTGCGCTTCCAATAGGAACATGGTGGGAGTTTGAGCATGTTAGAGCTGGTAAAGTTATTGATGCATGGGAACAGAAAAATGTAACAACTACTGAAGGAAGAAACAGATTACTGAATGTAATGTTTAAAAGCGCTGCGCAGATTACCACTTGGTACTTGTGCATATTTAGTAATGACTATGTATCTTTAGTTGGTGATACTTATGCTGTCCCAGGTTACACAGAAGTAACAACAACGATAGATGAAGAAACCAGACCTGCATTTACAGTAGTAGATGCTACAGCAAGTGTTATAACTAACACTGCATCAAAAGCAACATTTACCGCTAATGCATCATTTGTTGCGTATGGAGCTGCTTTGGTTGGTGGCACAGCTGCTAACACACAAACAAAAGGAGATAAAGCAACTGCTGGATCTGTATTATTTGCAGCTGCTAAGTTTCCAACAGCTAAATCATTAGTGGATGATGATATATTAGTTGTATCGTGTACACTTACTTTAACCGATGTATAGGAGTTAGCAAATGGGTTTTCCAGTAGACACAGCAAATACTAAATCACTCATACACTTTAATGGGTATCATAACCAAGCAGGAGTGTTTGATTGGTCTGGTAAAGTATGGACAGTGTATGGAAGTGCTAAACTTGACGCTGGAAATAAAAAGTATGGAAATGCTAGTCTATTTCTTGATGGTAGTAGTTATATCTATACAGCTGACCACGCAGACTGGACACTAGGATCTGGGCCATGGTCAATCGAGGCATTTGTCAGACCATATACTGTTGGTAGTGTAAGTTATTGGGATGCTTACAGTAGAAACTATTGTGTAGCATCTAAGTATCAAGATGATAATAATTATTGGTTATTTTACATAAGCAAAGAAAAAGATAAAGCTGACCCGAGAGGTACAGGATTAACTTTTGATTTTTACTGGCTGACTTTTATTGCTGTAAGTAATGGTACTATTGTATCGTACGTAAGAGGATTAATTAATAATTATTCTGATACTTCTTGGATACTATCGCTGTGGAACGAAATGCAACTTCCAGAGCATCTGCGCAACAATGCGTGGGATGCAATGAGTTTTTCTGAGTTTAACTTCAACCATGTTGCTGTTGTAGATACTGGAAGCGAGATGAAGTTGTTTTTTAACGGCTATCAAATTTATGATTATGTTCTTGACTATGTGTACAGTAATGGTAGTTATGTTCCAGTAGGTGGAGTTGCAGTAACTCCATCTACTCGGGGAACGATAGTGGATACTACTGGTTCTGTATATATTGGAAGAGGATACCAAAGTTTATCTGGTGGGACATCAAACTTTCATGGCTATATAGATGAGTTCAGATTTGTACATGGTGTAGATTTATTTACATCTTTATATCAATCATTAGGTACTGTTATGCCTACATCGGCTTATGTAAAGCATGGTGTAGATGATGAGTTTACCACAAAGCTAATACATTTTGATACTAACTATATTGATACAGCCACAGGAAACACATACGGAGAAGTCGATACAGCTGCGCTTAGTGATACTCAGTATGTTTGGCTTAAGTCGTTGTATGTACCTGCTAATAAATATATATCATACTCAAGAAATACAAATGTAGATAAGTATGCTACTTTATCTGGGCAAATAAGCAGGATGCATAACTTAGATATGTGGCTTTATCTTTCTGAACTTCCATCAGCGGGGGTTTATATTCCTTTTTGGTTCGAACGACCGGGAGATTTAGATGCAGAAACAGGAGGTGAAGGCGGCATCGGCTACGCCAATTGTGTTGGCTCCTTTGGTATTTCTAACATAGCCGAAGCTTATTATTTTACATACTATATCCAGTATGGTACAAAGATAAATATTCTTATAACGGAAGAAATAGCAGCTACTACTTGGTTTCATTTAGGCATCAGTGTTGACCAAGCAAACGGTACAATGCACTTTGGATACAACGGAACGTATCTTGGAAGTATAACAGCTAGTACTCCTATAAATGCTAGTTATCCATACAGAAGAATCATTATCGGTCACTGTGCTTGGACTCACTATGATACCATAGCATTT